CAGATTATTACTAGAATATCACCCCGTTGCGCGTGCTCTAGCGTATATATTCGTACTTGCATCTGGTATAAATTTGGCTCTTTACATGAGAACAATAGATATTATCAATTTTGTGTTGATAGTATTTACGACGGGTGCTCTACATACTGAACATTCAGCATCTATAACAGTTATAGTGTTTCATGGTACGTGTGCGGGGCTCATGATAGTGCCATTTTGTGTACTTCGAATGTGGGAACAAGCTATTTACCAATTTTCAATCGCTATGATGTGTATCACCGCATTTAATACATGCAATCAAATAGCTATTCCCTGAAAATATCACTGTTCAGCATTTTAAAGAGATTCCATAACATCATTTTGTGTTGTGGACTTTCAACATATTCCCAGTCATCAACTATAGATATGATGAGTTTGTTATCATCAAGCTCATCATTTTTACGAAAACTAAGGGGTGCACGATCTCCCTCACTCCTAACATTTCTAATGTAATCCGCCACAGTGTAAATAATAGCATCCAAAAGCTCCTCTTTGGCCATTTCCATCCATGAATCTTTTGGAGTGCCCCACGTTCGGGTATCATCATCGACTCTCACACCGTGATTATAACGTTTCAACCCGAGCTCTAGCCGCCCCAATATTTCTACGCGCGTTCCCATTACCTATAATATTCTTCATACCCTTTAACCATTTTTTCTTTAAACCTGCGAACTGCTTAGCAGTCAAAATTTTATTTCTGCGAAGAGCTTCATTTGCAGCTGCTTGTCTCCATTTATTTTTCATATTATTAGGGACTCCGGTGACGTTTACATTTTTCATCACGTAATTTCTTTCAAGGTTGCGCTTTCTCTGCATTTTCCATCGTGAAACCATATCCTTCTTGATTCTATTAACGACCATCTTTTTGGGTACACCGAGTGCCTTATTTTTATCATTGGAATTAACTCTAGATGCAGCATTCTTGATGTTTCTAACGTCTTGTGTGAGGTTAGGTTTGTATCTGTTCATCCATGCCTTACCGTACTGCTTCTCGAGGTCCTTACGAATAGAATTGTCGTCTAATCCGACCCTCTTTACCCTCTCTTTCATCTTTTCAGTTTGAACCTGTGATTTCTTTTCCCTCTGTACGTTCCTCTTTGTAGGCTTGGGTGGAGGAGGAGGTTTGGGCTTTGCGAGATTATTACGACTCTTCTCAATCTGTTTACAAAGGGCATCCTTCGTCTGCTTACCCGATGTATTTATTTTAAGTAATGCAGCAAACTGTTTGATTTCAGTTAATGTCTTATCACGACACAGTTTACCACCGATGCGAAATGTGCTACCAGTACCAGATAATTTAACGTTCTTGTTTTTATTGGTATTTTTTACAGTAACGTTTTTAGTCTTAGATTTAGCCTTTATAGCAGCACAAATTTCATCCTTACGCATGTCCCGAGTGGTAGGACCATTTTTAATTCTAAAACTGAGAATACCCATTTTACGTGCCAGAGTTTTGAGTTCATCTCTAGACATACGATCACACTTCTTTCCATCAATTTTGAGTGCGTTGATTTGGTTGTTTGTTAAAGGTGCTTTGCGTTTTACTATAGGTTTGGTCTTTTTAGGAGGAGAAACCTTGGTCTTGGTCTTGCGCTTAGCCTTTGTCTTGCGTTTGGTCTTGTTTATTTTAACATCTCCATCTCTATAAAATTCACGGATTAATGGAGTTACAGCTTTGTATGCATTTTCCATGATAGCGGGTGATTTGGCACCTATGATTTGTACGGTACCAGACTTACTAATGTTGAGTGTGTACCCTTTCATGGTGACATAGAGCATAGGTGAAAGTTCTGGTTCATAAGTGGTAGATCCGTATTTCGAAAATTTCATTTGCATACGAGTGAGATTTGTGAATACCCCGTTTATACTAAACTGACCACTGAGATTGTTATACTCGATTGGACTGTAAAGGAATGGTTCTTTTTGTGTGTAATTATCTACGATAAATCGACGAATGAGTTCAGGTTGGTTTGTAATGTTCGTACCAACAAATCCATTTCGGAAAAGTATTTTACCATTCCTATAAATATTACAGAGTCCACCTTGACTATTCATACCATCCGAAACGGTCACCATAATTTGGACACTCGCGAAAGGTTTGTTAATACTTCCTTTGGGGCCACCCTCCTTGGTACGAGAAAATCCCGTTTTAAACTGACCATAAATACCCTTTATCTCTTTCGTGTCTATATAAAGACCCTGACCGATAGGTGTTTTACCGAGTGGTTTTTTCATTAGAATTGGTAAAAGGTCTAAACGAACTTCTTTACCGAATGATTTATTAATAGTGCCAACGAATAACCCAGGTTTCAATGGAGATATTTCTAGATCAGTGAGGTCCCCAAATTCGTTGATTGCGTTTGGGTTCATCTCAGCGAGACCCTTTTCAAACGCGGCTTCGTTTATGGGATTGAGATTCATGTTATCAAATTCACTCGTATTTATGGGTTCTTTTAGTGCATTATTTACTAATTTGTCCATATTAATGTCTGCAAATTCATTTTCTAATGGAGAATTGTTAGCGAAACGACTCCGTCTAGGAGGTGGAGGAACCCGCCGTTGTTGTAACTCGGGTCGCGTAGGTTCGCGGAAGAACTGCTGACCACGTGCAATTTCTTCTCGACGAGCCATACGGTCTTGTCGTCTAAACATATCCTCTTCCAGTTCTCGAGCGAAGTTATTATTGGAGTTAGAGTCTGGACTTCGTACGTCCACACCAGACTGCCTGACAAATTCTTTGACCGACTGGCTCATATTACTATCTATAAGGATTTTTTTTAATGATTGTTGCCAGTCATTAACTGGTCTTCGATTAGGTCGATACCAAATATAACTGGTTGGACGGGGTATTGTCTTCCTCTATACGATACAGATTCATTTCTAACTTCAATATCATACGAACTGAATGGACCGACATAGAAATCTTCATGAAATTTGTGTTGACCCAAATTATTGTTTTTACAATGTGTATTGAACGCAGCTACAAACAAGTTTTGTGGGACGTATTGGTCTTTACCCTTATCCACAATAGTGGATTCTAGGAAATGGATGAGAGAGTTTGCAACCTTCGCAACCTGCATCTTGATGATTTCAAAGTATTTCGGTACAACATCCCAAATATCCGCATCAGCATATTTGTTCCTATATTCAATGTAACCCCTGACACATTTAAGTAAAATTCTGGGTAATTCATGTTTAAGTTTTTCGTCGAGACGAGGATCTGCTTGCCTTACTTGTTTGCTGAAGTTCCATGGTAAAATACGTCGTAGAACAGATCCCGAATTATCTTTCCATCCTGGGACTTCATTACCACCAAGAACCCCTGGGACCTTCCACTCTGGAATCTCTTCAGCTGGTTTATTCTTAACTGCAACAGATACGTTTTCACCTGAAACGAGAGACTGAAACTCCGCCTGTTCTAAAGCGAGATCTCCCTTCACCTCTGGTGCTATAAACATGAATGCATCTTTGATTGAAGAAAGACCAAACTTTTTCTCGATATTGTTCGATAGGGTTCGTACATCCTGGTTTTCATAGAAATTCTTGAAAACCTTAGTAATTAACGTAGATTTACCCGATTTAGCGATACCCTTGAAGAATGGGATAATTTGCCACGAATCCAGCTCTCCAACATCATAACAGAGACGACCACCCATAACATACGCCCAGTTGCAGACTTCCTCTTCAAATTTCTGATACTGTAAAACTTTGTCAAAGTTTGGTGTTGGAATATCTTGCCACCTTTCTAAGTTTGAATAATCGTTAAAATCATTATCGAAATACTTACACGCGACGATAGAGGGATCAAGATTTTTGAATTCTATCGAATTATATGGGTAAAATGTACACGTATAATATCCATCATCTGGATTTTCCTGGTTAGTAGAGACCCATTCTTTGCCCACAAATACACCATTCTTAAACGACCAAACGTGTCGTCTTTTGTTAATGGTTGGAAACTGAGAGTCCTGACACTTTGAAAGATGGTCGATGACTTCCCTGAAAATACTCCCCTTACTCGTGAAGTTTTTCCACATTTCAAAATTATCATCCTTATTCGATAAGGAATAGACAAATTCCTCGATTGTCATCTTTTGTTCCCATGCTCTCGTGTGGTGTCCATCTTCCGTCTTTCTCTCTTCGCAGCAATGACCTTTGTATCTACGGTATTTCGCTTTTTCGAGTTCATCGAGACAGAAAATAATACACTTTTGGAGGGGTATGGAATTATCCAGGTCATCTTCACCCATAGTGGAAGCATCTGAAATAGACTTGGTTTGTGGAACCGCGGTTGGATTTACGACACGTTCATACGCACCATAATGGCGACGGACATTATCGTAACCATCTTTTACCTGTTTTAGAATATTGTGTACCCTGGTGATCATAGTCGTATCGTTCTCATCCCCCTTTTTATCAAGTTTGAGTTTCTTGATTTGACCTTTTAAATCTACCAGGAAACGACGCTGTTTCTCACGAATACCTTTTATGGCTAAAATATCAATACCACCCACATTTGGGTTCCCCTCGGTGTCAAAATTATCGATATGTACATATTGACGATATCCGAGTTCGCGTGCACATTTGAAATCTTCTGTTCTGAGGTTCCACATCTTTTCAAATGTTTCTATAATATTTATTATGGTCTCTTCATTCATCGACTGGATAGTCTGTTTTTGAAGTACTGCAAGCGCTTCATAGCGATTTGGTTCCTTGTCGATGAAGTGAGTGTCCTCCATTAATTATATCTTTTACAATTTTTCTCTCTAATTAATTTTTTAATTCACTCAAAATCTTTATCAAAATTTTGTTTTGCATTTGAAGTTGTTGAGTGATACTGACCAGGGCCGTACATACGGTGTCTCCATCCTCGGTCGCGAGAAGGGAGGTCATGAGGGTCGCAACATCCACACCATCATCTTCGAACATCATATCGTCATCGTCGATTTCGTCCATGGGTTCATCCTCAGTAGCGATGATGGAGATCTCCTCATCCTCCTCTGATTCAGTTTCGGATACAATTTCACCCTCCTCAATCTCGGTTTCTTCAGGCTGTTTTGACATTTGAATTAGACCAAGAAAAATTGGATCGCGAAATTTCGCACATTTACCCAAAATTATTTTCTCTGCCTATAGTACAACAACTCTCAAAATGGCTGGCGGTCTTATGCAACTCGTCGCTTACGGTGCCCAGGATGTCTACCTTACCGGTAACCCTGAGGTAACTTTCTTCCAGGCCAAATACAAGCGCCACACTAACTTCGCGATGGAGAACATCGAGCAGACCGTTAACGGTACTGCCGCTGACTCCGGCCGCGTCTCCGTCACCGTTGCCCGTAACGGTGATCTCGTCGGCGACATGTACGTCGAGCTTCTCTCCGCCGCTGCGGCGTCCATCTCTTCCAACGCCACCGACGATTCTTGCTGGGTCGCCGAGCGCGCAATTTCCTCCGTAGAATTATCAATCGGAGGTCAAAGGGTGGACAAGCACTACCAGAAGTGGTGGCGTCTCTACTCCGAGCTTTACCTTGACGAGTCCAAGAAGGCCACTTGGGGTAAGATGACTACCGGCACTGCCGATTCTACTGTCTATTTGCCCCTAGTCTTTTTCT